AGTTCCTTCAAGAGAACCCTATTGACCCAAAGTATACCGTGCCGGACGGTTGGGTTGCGCTTGATGGAGACATTCCTCCTGCCCAACTGGCTGCCCGTGGATGCTACAACATTCTGAAACGATTGGGCGAACTTCCCGAATAGCCCTTAACGATTCAACCACGATGCACCCGCACCGTGGTTTTTTTATGCCTGCTTGCCCTGCATGAGGGGCAAGCGGGCAATTTTTATACCCTTTTGCCCGGCTGCGGCAGGGCTGAAACAGCCGCACAGACGGTGACGGCAACCACCTAAAAACGCCTATCTGACACCCTACACAGGAGGTAACACCCATGAAAACCGAAGATCTCAAAGCCCTTGGCCTGAATGATGAGCAGGTGCAGCGCGTGTTCGCCATGAACGGCGCGGACGTGAACCGCGAAAAGCAGGCCGCCGAGACGGCCAAAGCCGAGCGTGATGCCATCCGCACCCAGCTGGACGAGGCCAACACCAAGCTGAAAGGCTACGATCCCGACTGGCAGCAGAAAGCCACCGATGCCCAGAAAGCTGCTGACGCAAAAGTGGCCGAGCTGCAGGCAGGCTATGCCGCCCAGAATGCAGCCGCCGGGCTGCACTTTACCAGCGCCAGCGCAAAAAAAGCATTTATGGCCGACCTGGCCGCCAAGAACCTGCCCCTGCAGGGGGACAGCCTGCTGGGCTTTGACGACTTTGTAAAGACCTACCGCGAAAATGACCCCGGCGCATTTGCCGCCGATACCAAGCCCGCGCGCATTGTGGCAAGTGCTACCGGCACCCCGGCAGCTGCCACCGGCCGCGAAGAAGCAAATGCGGCGATCCGTGCCGCGTTTGGCAAATGAAAGGAGAATAACCCATGCCCAATGTTATTGATCGTTCCCGCGCTGAAGCCCTCATCCGTGAGCAGGTTGTCAACACCATTTTTCAGGATGCCCCCAAGCAGAGCGTTGTGATGCAGCTGGGCCGCAAGCTGCCCAACATGACCAGCAAGCAGACCCGCATTCCGGTGCTTTCCATGCTGCCGCTGGCCTACTGGGTCAACGGTGATACCGGCTATAAGCAGACTTCCCGCCAGGCGTGGGAAAACGTCTACCTGACCGCCGGTGAGCTGGCAGTCATTGTCCCCATCCCCGAAGCCGTTCTGGCTGATGCTGAGTTTGACATCTTGGGCGAGGTAACCCCGCGCGTCAACGAAGCCATCGGCCTGCGGGTGGACCAGGCCATTCTGTTCGGCATCAACCGCCCGGCAGAGTGGCAGAACGACATTATCACCGTTGCCCGCCAGGCCGGCAACAACGTTTCCGGCGGCATCAGCTATGATTCCCTGCTGGGCGAAAACGGACTGTTTGCCAAGGTGGAGGATGCAGGCTACACCGTGGACGGCGTTGTGGCTGCCATGGGTGCCAAAGCGTCCCTGCGCGGCATCAAGGACACCAACGGCCAACCCCTGTACAAGAGCGATATGCAGGGCACCACCCCCTATGCCCTGGACGGCGCGCCGATCTACTTCCCGGAGAACGGCAGCTTTGATACCAGCGTTGCCCGCATGGTGGCCGGCAACTTCAAGCAGCTGGTGTACTCCATCCGCCAGGATGTGGACGTCAAGATCCTGGACCAGGCCGTGATCCAGGACCCCAGCACCAAGGCCATCATCTTCAACCTGGCCCAGCAGGACATGATTGCCCTGCGCATTACCTTCCGCATGGGCTGGGCTATGCCGAACCCCGCCACCCGCATGAACGAGAACCGCGTCAACGTGCCCTTTGCCTACATTGACGCCGCGACCGCCTACACCGACCAGACTGTGACCTTTACCGTCAAGGATAATGCCGAAAGCTCCCCCAATGCCATTGCCGGTGCAGCTGTCAATGTGAACGGCTCCATCCGCCTGACCGGCACTGACGGCACCGCCGTGTTCCACCTGCGCGCCGGTGAATATCCCTACAGCGTCAAGGCAGACGGTTACCGCCCGCAGACCGGCACCGTAACGGTTGCCGCAGCCGCCGTACCGGTTGCCGTCACCCTGCCTGCATCCAAGTAAGGGGGTTGCCATGTATGCTGATTTTACCGACTATCAGGGCGCCTACTGCGGCACCCTGATCACCACCCAGGGGCAGTGGATGCCCGCCGTGCGGGAAGCCTGCGCTTATCTGGACAGCATCACATTTGGCCGCCTGAAGTGCGGGGCGCCGGTGGATGATACCGTAAAGCTGGCGGCTTGCGCGCTGGCGGATGTTGCCGCCCGCTACCAGGCCGCCAAGGCCGATGAGCGCAGCCGCCCCGGCCTGGCATCCTTTAACACAGACGGCTACAGCGAAACGCTGAATCCTGCCGCCCTGACCGCACAGTACACGGCAGACATGCAGGCGGCCGCGGATATTTACCTGCCGCGCAGCCATCCGCTGCGCTATGCGGGCCGGGATGGGGGAGGTGCGGCCCTTGTACGGCTGTGACCAGACCGTGACCCTGACCCACCTGCACTATGACGGCGATGCCGACCGGGACGTGAAAGAAGAAACCACCCTGACCGGCGTGAGCTGGTACGGGCAGGCAAAGTCCGCCGTGGATTCCACCGGCCTGCACGCGGCGCGGGTGTACAAATGCCGCATCCCGGAAAGCGCCGCCCCCGCTGGGCTGGACATTGCCCCCGGCGACACGATCACCTGCGGCACCGTGACCGCCACCGTGCTGGACGTGCATGACAACCGCGGCCACCCCGCGCCGCACTGGTATGTGGAGGCAAGCTGATGGGACTGAAATATGATGCCCGCCTTGACCTTTCCGCCCTTTCTGATGCCCTGGAAAAACGGGGGCTGACACCGGGCGGGAGGGTGCAGAAGGCGGTGGACGAAGCGGTGATCCGCTATTGTGACCCCAAGGTGCCATTCCGAACCGGCACCCTCAAGCACAGCGCCATCACGGCAAGCGCCATCGGGGACGGCATGATCGTGTACGCCACGCCCTATGCGCGCTACCTGTACTATGGCGAGGTGTACGGCCCCAACATCCCCATCTTTGAGGGCGGAGAACTGGCAGGCTTTTTCAGCCCGCCCCACAAGTACCCCACCGGCCGCCCGCTGACCTACAACGGCGCGCCGGACCGGGGCGCTTATTGGTTTGAGCGGACCATGGCCGAACACAAGGATGACGTCATCCGCGAAGCCGCCGCCCTGGCAGGAGGAAGACCCGGAAAATGAACGTACTGGATGCCACCCGCGCCTGGATGCGTGCACAGTGCCCCCTGATCAACAGGCAGGACCTGTTCAACGCCAACTACCTGGGCGCAGAGCCGACCGAATACACCCTGCGCACGGCCAGCGAGAGCCACCGCACCGACGTGCTGGGGTATGACCTGGCCGAATACAATCTGACCTTTGTGGCGCAGCTGCCATTTGGACGGGAACTAAAGCCCAACCTGGACGCTGCTGATTTTTTCGCCGCGCTCTCCGCCTGGATCCGCGGGCAGGAGCGCACCCACAACTACCCCGCTGTCAGCGGGTACCGCGTGACCAAAATCACGGCATCCAACGCCGGTGTGCCCACCGGGGCGGATGCCAACGCGGCCCGCTATCAATTACAAATCAAACTCTATCTTGAGGAGGAATAACCATGGCAGAAGCTGCTATCAACCTGACCGCCGGCCAAAAAGCCGACCGCAAACTGGACATGATCTTTGTGGACGTCGGCGGTTCCGGTACTGAGACCTGGGAACTGCTGGGCCGCGGCGTTGAGGACGCAAGCGTGGAATACAACCACGACACCGACACCGTGACCGACATTCTGGGCATTACGGACGTGAACGTGAGCGCCGCAAAGCCGGAGCTTGACCTGGACCCCTGCACCATCCGCGGCGGCCAGAAGCTGAGCGCCAAGCTGCTGGACATTGAGCGCCGCAACGCCGTAAGCGAGCTGAGCATGTTCGATGTGCTGCACGTCCACTGCTTCCTGGGGGCTGCTTCCGGCTCCTTCACGGCGGAAAAGCACACCGGCTGCACCATCGTGCCCCAGAGCCTGGGCGGCTCCGATTACGTCGGCATGCCGATGAACGTACACCTGTCCAACAACAAAACGCTGGGCACCTGCACCATTGCGGCCGGCGTGCCCACCTTCACGGAGGAATAAACAATGGAGCTGAACATTGACCGCGGCTTAAAAAGCTATGACGTCAAGGATGCGGACGGCACCCTGATCGGCACCATCCGCTTCAACCCCTCTGACATCGGCCTGGCCGGCCGCATGGAGGAAGCCCGCGCCAAGATTGCCGAAATTACGGCCGCGCCCGTGACCGGCCCCGAGGATCTGGTGGAGTGGGACAGGCAGGTGCGCCACTGGTTTGATTACATCTTCGGCACGCCGGTATCGGATGTATTCTTTGCCGGGGTATCCAGCCTGGCTTTCTGCGAGGACGGCAGCCTGGTGGCCGAAGCCGTGTTGGATGCCGTCACCCCGATGCTGACCCAGGCGGTGGAAGCCGCCGCCAAGGCCAGCGCGGCCCGCATTGCCAGGCACGCGGACGCCTACCAGGGCAGCACCGCCGGGCTGGCCCCGGAGCAGCAGTGAGCGGCTGGAAGCTGCCCACCAGCGTGACGGTATGCGGGCAGGAGTTTGCCATCCGCAGCGACTACCGCGCCGTGCTGGATGCCATCTCCGCCCTGCGTGACCCGGAGCTGAGCCCGCAGGAACAGACCCTTGCCTGCCTGGAGATCCTGTACCCGGATTGGAAGCGCCTGCCGGACCTGAGTGCAGCAGCCCAGGCGGCCATGGTGTTTATCAACTGCGGCAAGCCGGTGGAAGCCGCCGTGCCAAAGCCCGCCCTTGTGGACTGGGACACCGACGCCGCCATCATGGCACCGGCAGTGGACAAAGTTCTGGGCTACAGCTGCCGCCGCTGCGCCTACCTGCACTGGTGGGAGTTCATCGGGGCATTTGGCTGCATCGGGGACGGCCAGTTTGCGCAGGTCGTCTCCATCCGCAACAAGCGCCTGCACGGCAAAAAGCTGGACAAAGCCGAGCAGGAATTTGTGCGCAGCAATCCCGATCTGGTCACCCTGCCCAAACACAAGCTGACCAGCGCGGAAGAAGAATTTTTCAAAAGTCTGGGGGTGTAATGTTTGGCTGATGGGTCGATCATTCTGGATACCAGAATCAACAATAAAGGCGCCTATGCCGAGCTGAAAGAGCTGCAGGCCAAGGCCAAGAGCACCGCCCAGCAGGTTGCTGCGCTGGACAGGCAGATCAATACCGCAAACAGCAAGCATCTGGCGCTTGGGAAAGAGCTTTCCGATGCCCAGAGCAAGGCGGAATCCACGGCAGCAGAGCTGGAAAGCGTGAATGAACAGCTGCGCAGCTTTGTGCAGCGCCGGGCCGAGATCGAGAAGCAGCGGAATCCATTGCTCACCCCGGAGACAGCAAACCTGAATGCACAGGAGTTTGTGGGCCAGCATTTTGCCAGCGACGCGGCCAAAGCGTCGGAGCTTCAGGGTGCGCTGGACAAGCTGCAGCAGTCCATCCCCGGCCTGACGGCAAAGTATACCGAACAGGAAAGCGCGCTTGCCGGTCTGCAGGACCAGCACGCGGCGTTGGCCGCACAGCTGGCGACCGAAGAGCAGGCGGTAACCCGCCAAAGCAGCCTGGCGGGGAAAGCCCAGATTGCCGCGACTGCCGTTGCGCGGACCTCCAAGGCTGTGGGGCAGCTTGGCCGTAGACTTGCAGGTATTGTGTCGGGGGCACTGGTATTTAACCTGATCTCCTCCACCCTGCGCTCCGTGGTAAACGTGATGGGAACCACGATTGCCAAAACAAACGGGGTAAGCACCGCGCTTGGCAAGTTAAAGGGTGCCGCAGCCACTGCTGCCGCAGGGCTGGCTTCCGCGCTTTCCCCTGCGATTATCGGGTTGCTGAACCTTCTCACCTCTCTGATCAACGGCTTTCTTCGTCTGCTTTCTCTCCTGACCGGGAAAAGCATCTCCAGCATGAAGCAGACCGCCAAGGGGATCAATGCCGTTGGCAGCGCCGCCGGATCCACCTCCAAGCAGGCCGACAAGGCCAAGCGCAGCCTGGCCGGGTTTGATGAGATCGAGCGGCTGGATGCCAAGACAGGGAGCAGCGGCGGAGCAAACTATAATTTTGATCATATTGCCAGCCCTCTGGGCGGGATCACGGACAAGCTGAAGAACTTTTGGAGCACCTTCCAGGCGCTGCTGGCCCCCAGCGTTGCCGCATGGAGCGCCGCATGGGAACAGATACGGAACGCGGCCAGCGCCGTCTGGCCGGAGGTTCAACAGGCAGCGCTTGCTTTTTGGAACGAGGGGCTTTCCCCACTGCTCACCTATCTGAGCGGCACGTTTGCCCCTGGTGTGATCAATGCGTTTTCGGAAGCGTTTGCCCCCATTGTGGGCGGTGTTGCTTCCACTGCCATTTATGTCCTGGCCGACCTGTTCACCTGGGCATGCGGAATTGGCACGGATGCCATCAATGGTGTGCTGATCCCTGCGCTTGACCTGCTTTTGCAGATCTGGCAAGACCTGATGAGCGGCATCAAAACCGCCTGGGATACTTACGGGCAGCCCCTTATGGACGGTGTGATCCTTGCATTCCAGAATCTGGAGGATCTGGCCACCCTCCTGTGGGAAACCATTGTCAAGCCAATCCTGCAGAACCTGATCAGCGTTCTGCAGCAGTTGTGGTCCTCCCACCTCAAACCCCTGTGGGATGACATTCTTTTGCTGGTGGCAAGCGTTGCCAACTGCCTGCTGGACCTGTGGAACAACCTGCTGGCCCCGGTGGCCAAGTGGATCATCGCCACGTTCGGCCCCGCGTTTGCTGAGGTATTCAACGCCATTGCGGACGTTGTTGGCGTGGCCGTTGGTGCTATTGCGGATGCCATCGATCTGGCCGTTGTTGTGCTGCGCGGGCTGACGGACTTTTTAAGCGCCGTGTTCCGCGGCAACTGGGATGCTGCCTGGCAGGCCATCGGCAACACGGTCAACACCGTCTGGGATAAGATGACGAACGCCATCAAAACCGCCGTCAATGGCATCATCGGCTTCATCAATCGGATGATCTCCGCCGTTGTGACCGGCATCAATGCGGTCATCAACGCGCTGAACGGGTTGTCGTTCGACCTGCCGGACATATTCGGCGGCGGGCATGTTGGGTTTAATATCAGCACCCTGACCGCCCCGCAAATTCCCTACCTGGCACAAGGCGCGGTCATCCCGGCGAACCGGGAGTTTCTGGCCGTGCTGGGCGACCAGAGCCACGGCACCAACGTGGAAGCCCCGCTGGATACCATCAAGCAGGCTGTGGCCGAGGTCATGGAGGACCTGCAGGCGGGCCAGATGGCGGGCTTTGAAGCCGTGGTTTCCGTGCTGCGGGAGATCCTTTCCGCCGTGTGCGGCATTGAGCTGACCGACGAGGACGTAGGCCGCGCCGTGCAGCGCTGGCAGCGCAAACAGGCCATTGCCACAGGAGGTGTGTGACGTGACCCTGACCAATCTGTTCCAGATCGATGGCAAATCCCTGTACGCACCGGACTGCGACATTGAACCGAGCTATTCCGACCTGGATTCCAGCGATTCCGGCCGCGATGAGGCCGGGTTTATGCACCGGGAAGTGGTGCGGGAAAAGGTTGCCACCTGGCCCATTGCCTACAGCTGCCTGACGGATGACGAATACAAGTACACCATCGGGCTGTTTGCAGGCAAGGCAACGTTTCAGTTCACCCATCCCAAAGCCGGCTCTTCCACCGAGACCGAAACCACCACCTGCTACTGCAGCAAATACGGCATCGCCTGGCACAACGCCAAGACGAAACAGTGGAAGAATTTGAAGTTTAACATTATCGAATGCTGAGAAAGGGAGGAATGCCTTTGTATCAATCGGTTTTACGCCTGAAAGACGGCACTGAGCTGACAGGCGGCTCCCCCGGCAGCGCGGTCAAAAGCCTGACGCTGCACACTGCGGTGAACGCCGGGCAGGAGTTCACCATCGGCTCTGCGTTTTCGGACTACATTGAAGCCGAAATCTGGGCGGACCCGGGCGGCAGCCTGCAAATTACTGCCGGGGACGCCCTGACGCTGTACCGACAGGACGATGCCGGGAACCGCGCCAAGGTGGGTGTTTTCTATGCCGAAAAGCCCACCCGCACCAAGCGCAACAGCTACAAGGTCACGGCCTACGACACCATGTCCAAGCTGGATGCGGACTTCTCCGGCTGGCTGCGGGCCAATCAGGCGCAGTTCCCCAAAACTATCTGGCAGCTGGTTCAGCTGGCCTGCCAGCGGGCAGGGGTCGCGCTTGCCAGCAGCAGCCTGCCCATCAACGGCAGCTACAGCGTGCAGGCGTTCTATGCGGATGATTTAACCTGCCGACAGATTATCTCCTGGGCGGCGGAAGCGGCAGGCTGCTACGCCCACATGAATACAGACGGCAAGCTGCAATTCTTGACCTACACAGACAAGCGCAGCACTGCTAAAATCACCCCGGACGGTGCCAGCAACAGCACCGCCTATTATGCTGACAGCCTGAGCTACGAGGACTACACGGTCAAAGCCATTGAGAAAGTCCAGATCCGGCAGTCGGACAGTGACGTGGGGGTCATCTACCCCGACAGCACCACTGCCACCAACACCTATGCAGTGCAGGGCAACCTGCTGCTGACAACCGGCACCGAAGCCAACCTGAAAAGCGTTGTCCAAAACCTGTACAACGTGCTGAAAAACGTGACCTACACCCCCTGCAAAGTATCGGTGCCCAGCAGTTCCGGCCTTGCCTGCGGGCAGATCGTGCACGTTAAGGACGCACGCGGTCGGGAGTTCGACACCTACCTGATGAGCGCCACAATCTCCTCCGGCAAAGCCAGCTTTGAGAGCGTGGGCAGCGCCAGCCGGGAAAGCAGCAGCGCCGTGAACAGCCAGAGCTACAAGAACCTGACCGGCAAGATGCTGGAGATCAAGACCAGCGTGGACGGCCTGGAAGTAAAGGCCAGCGACCTGACCGGAAAGTATACCGACCTGAAAGCAACGGTGGACGGGCTTTCCTCTGAGGTGAAAAAAGACACCAAAATCACCGGCGGCGGCAACCTGATCCTGGGCAGTGAGAGCTTCAAGAACGCTGAACTGAAAGGCAATACCGGCGACGGCAGTTCTATTACCTATGAACTAACCGGCGGGGCGACCATGGCCAACACCAACTCCAACCGATATTTTCGCTGGACAACGGTGGGTGCGTATGTGGCAAAAGGCGTGACATTGTGCCTGTCTGTTATGTACAAACCCGTTTCTGGTGCGGATGAGTTCTGTATGGAAATCGCTTACACGGCGGGGTACTCCACCAGCCAGAGCTGGGCAACCATTAAGCCAACTGATCAGCTGGAGATTGAGCAGACGGACGGCTGGGTACTGCGGTATGGCCTGTGGACGCCGCCGGACAACGCCACCTTAAAGCTGGTGGATATGGGCAGTGGTACCACCCACGCTGGTACCGGCAACTACACCAACAAGTTTTCGCTGCTGCACCCCATGCTGCAATACGGCAACGCGCCGACCGCGTGGAATGCCAGCAGCGGCGACTACCTGACGCAGGAAAGCGCAAAAAGCTTATTTTCGCAGACCGCTGACGAGATCAAAACCGAGGTCACCAAGTCAGTGACCGAAACGGTGACGGCCAACGTGAAGGATACCGCCACCAGCGCTGCCAATGATGCCGTTGACAGCAAGCTGAAGGACTACGCCACCACAGCAACGGTGAACAGCCTGAAAGAAGATGTCTCCAGCATCAGCCAAAAGGCCGACAGCATCAGCACCAAAGTCCGCAGCCTGAAAGAAACCACCACAACTATTTCCAACGACCTGGACAGCACAAAGCGGGAATTCAAAACCGTTAAAGAATCAGTATCCGCGATCGACCAGAAAGCCGACAGCATTACCCAGACGGTAACGCAGCGGATCACCGGCGGCAACAATATTATTGTGGGCACCGACGACTGGAACAATGCGACCCTGGATGCAGGCGGCAATGACCTGAGCAAAAAAGGAACATACACGATCAGCGGTGAATCTGTTCGCGTGACCAATAAAGCGCGGAACACCCGCTTCCACTTTGGTGCGGACAAAACGCTGGTGATTGCCAAGGGCATGACCTATTGTGCATCGGTACTGTACAAGCTCAACTCCGGCACGGACAGCCTGTTTTTGCAGTTTGAAACCAAATCCCCCAGCGGAACCAAAGCCTACTATGGCAGCGCGTTCAAAAATGCAAAGCAGGACATTGCGCTGGATAATGGCTGGAAGCTGCGCTGGGCAGCCTTTACGGCGACTGCGGACGGCTATGCAGACGGTCTGTTTGTGAGTACCGCGAACGATAACGCCACCGTTACCAACGATCTGACCATCATGCACCCCATGGTGCAGATGGGCAACGCCCCCACTGCCTGGACGGCCAGCACCGGTGATTATCTAACCACCGCCGAAACCAAGACCGAGATCAAACAGACGGTGAGCGAAATTAAGCTGACGGCCAGCACAAGCGGAACCAGCAGCACCATCAAGCTGACGGCAGGCGGAACAGAGATCACCAGCGCACAGATCAACCTATCCGGCGTGGTGACATTTTCGGATTTGAGCACATGGAACCAGGACAAGACAATCATCAACGGCGGCAATATCACGACCGGGCAGCTGCATAACCTCAACTACACCACCGTGTACGACCTGGATAACGCCTGGATTCGCATGGGCACCGAGGCCGGTGAGCGCGTGTTTCTGGACAATCGGCACATTGCCTGGTATGCAACCATCAACACCGGCAGCATCGGCCTGACCGGCGTGCTGTACTCAGAGGCTGGCAGCTCCTACATTGGGGCGTGCAGCAAGTACGCCAAGTACGGCTGGGTTGACGGCCTCAACCCGACATCTTACGTTGGGATGCAGATCACCTACAACCGCAGCGATGACAGCGACGCCGATTTTAACACGACCCGGGTGGGTGTCTCCGGCAAGCTGAATGTACACAATCTGGACGTTTGGGGCAGCAAATCCCGCGTGGTGCCTACCAGCTTCGGCGCGCTGAAAATGGCCGCATTTGAGACGCCGCTGCCAACCTTTGCGGACTGGGGCAAGGGCCAGTGCGGCCCCAAAGGCTGGTGCCTGATTGCCCTTGACCCGCGCTATGCGGAGACCATCGCCCAGCACGGGCAGCCCGCCTGGCTGCTGACGGATTGCGATGGGACCGGCCACCTGTGGGCCGAAAACTGCGGCCAGTATGCCATTATACACGGCGCACCAGGGCAGTGCTTTGCCTGGCTCTGCATGGCCGCCCAGCGCGGCTATGAGGGCAGCTATGC